GCGATCGTTTGATGACCTGCACGGCGCGTGGAAGGCCTGATGCAGCCCCCCGCCCCCGACACCCCCGCCGAGCCCCTACGCGGGCCTGTGTGGCCTTTCCCGCCCGCACTGCTGGACTACCCCAGCATGCCCCCCTGCGCGCGCCCTGTGGGCCGCGTAATCCCGCCGGCCGATGCCGAGCCGGCTTTGTTCTGAGGAGCAACGAAGATGCATACACCTGGACCCTGGACCGTGACCCTCGGCGACACCATCGCCGGCGCCCCCGCCTACTGGCTGATCGAGGGCGCTGGCGGCGTCATCGGTGACGTCCAATCGGTCAACGCCGACGACGCCCGCCTGATCGCCGCCGCCCCCCAGCTACTCCGCGCTCTGCAGCGCTTGACGCATCCCGCAGCCGACGATGACGACCTGGCCTATGCGCTGGACGTTATCCGGGTCGCCACGGGTGCGCCGTGATCCTGGCGCTGTTGGCTATCCTGCTGGCGCTGCTGCTGGCAGTGATTCTGGACCTATAATCGCGCGGTCCCTCTTGGGACCGTTGTCTCCTCCTCTGGCCGTGCCGCCAGTTCGCCCCGGGTGTTGAGCCCATCTCCGCCCGGGGCGTCTTTTTCGGAGCATCGAGAATGCTGACCATCACCCATTGCGACGCCGACGCTGAAACCCGCGCCCGTGGCGTCGCCGCTGCCGCGCGGTATTTCTCCGACACCGGAGCCGATCCCGTCGCGGCCTGGCGCGCCGCCGAGGCGTGCAGCTTCGGCGCCCTGTTCGACCGCGACGCCCTGCGGGCGTGGTATCTGGCTGAGGACGCCGCTGTTTTGGCCATGTACGGGCGTTGGCGCCACGCACCCGCCAGCGTTGCGCTGGAGTGGCGCGCGGAGCCGGTCAGACCACGCGCCGCATCGGGGTCGGCATAGACCCGAGGTGCGTCTCGGTCGCGTCGCGCGCGTCCGATTTCGTCCCGCGCCAATCCGGCGACGCCCAGCAGTGGCGCGAGGTCTGGTTGGCGCGCGATTTGCACATGCCGAGGTCTTGCCACCGCGCTTCAGCTAGCGCATGCTGCAGGGCCTGCAGGTTCAGCCTGATATGCGGGGGCGCCTGATTCTGCAGGCGATCCACCAGCGGCTGCCACGGGCCACTGATGACGCCGAGGCGGAATTCCTCGATGCGCTTCTCGATGCGGTCCACCAGCCACGATTCCGCTCCGCTGCGGCTGGTGGCGACCATGATCTGTTTCGCCTCGGTCCACGGCGGCGTGGCCCCGGGCGCGAAACGCGACACATCCCGCTGCCGCAAATACAGCGCCCCGGCTTGCAGTCCGCCCGCGGCGAACCAGCCCCACAGGCGCGTGGATTCCTCCTCGGTCATTCTGGGCGCATCTGTCCACAAAACATACCATCGTCGGTCATCTGACGGTATCGCTATTGCATCGCGGTAGTTCGAAAACGCCAGCACCAGCGCTTGATTCCGCACCTGTATCGGATGCGCAAATTTCCGCTGCACCGATAGCAGTTCCGGCGGCGCTGCGAGAATCGGTTTCAGGCGGTTTTCCAGCGCCCTGCGGTCCACAGCCTCGCTCTGCCGCAGTTCGTTAAAAATAATCAACTCGTTCTCTAGATAGTATCCCCATTGATCCTGTAATTCTGCGGTTTCGACTGAGGCGCAATTGGTTTTGTTTTCGCCGCCGATGGCGTAAAGCAGGGGCGCGATCATGCTGTCTTTCCCCGCGCCAGGCACGCCGCCGATCAGGATCGCGTGGTTGATCTTGACCCCGGGGCGCTGCACTTTGAAAGCGAAGGCATCGAGCATGTGGTTTCGCTCTGCAGGATCAGGGATCAGTCTCTCAACGTGATCCAGCCACGGCTGCGGGTCGATGCTGCTGGTAATCACGGGCCTGCCGTCGCGCCACTTGTTACCGAAAGCCTGCCCCTGATGCTCGCACAGCGTTGACGCCCCAGGCGCGTAGGTCGCGCCGGCCAGGACGCGGGCGCCCATTGCAGCGCGGTTTTCGTCGAAGCTGACGGAGGCTTCGATCTTGCGCGCCGCGCCGCTGGTGCTGGCGTGGATTGAATGGCACCTGACCGAGCGATACAGGGCGTTGAACGCTGAGCGGCTTACCTCGGTGCGCTCCACCAGATCGAAGAAGCCATCGTCGGGCATCATATAAGCCCAGCGCGCGTACCATTCTGCCGGTTCCAGCGTGCTGACGTCCCGCGCCGCCACCGCCTGCTCTGCCGGCGTTGGCTCTGCGGGCTCCGGTGCCGGCGGCCCGTACAGCGCTGCCCGTGGCGCAATCCAGGCCCGAGCGTCGGACCATCGGGTCCACCCGCTGTCGGCGCAATCCCATGCGTCAGGCTGGCCTGTGGGGTCGATGATCTTGACCTCGCTGGCGATAGGCGCCAGGATGGCCGCCAGGCGCTGCATAGCCTCGATGCCGGCCTGATCCGCGTCGGGCCACAGGAGGATTTTCCGGCCCCGTAGCGTCTGCCAGTTCGCGCGGCCCAGCGCCTGCGCGCCCCCGGGCCAGGTGCATGAGACGTAAGGCGAGCCCGTCAGCCCTGCCGCTGCGTCGGCGGCTTTCTCGCCCTCGACCACCAGCACCGGATCCTCGGGGCGGGCCTCCAGTTCCTGCAGGCGGTACAGCGGTCGCGGGACGGGCCACTGGCCCATGCCCCAGCCGTCGGTACTGAACGTCCAGGGGACGATCTGCTTGCGCTCCCCGGGCGGGTCGTAGCGGGCGACGTAGCCCAGAACGTCGCCGTTGCCGTCGTAGTACGTCCATATCTGCGACGGGTCGCCGAATATGGGATGCCTGCAGTCGCAGTCCGCAGCCTCACTGGGGACCGGCGTGATAACCTGCCGCTGCGGTTTCGCTGGGCGCTGCGGCCTCGCTGGCGCTGCTGGCGTGCCGTCCAGTTGGCGATACGCTTCGCCCAGATCAATCTCATGGATAGCCGCATACAGGTCGATCAGATCGCCTCCCTTGTCGCCAGCGGCGAAGTCGGCCCAGCGTCCGCTGAGCAGGTTGACGGAGCAGGAGTCGCCCTCACCGCCGGCCAGATCGCCGCACATCCACTCGTGGCCCCGGCGTTTGCCGCCAGGAAGCCACTGGGGGACCAGCGTGTCGGCGCTGATGAGCAGGCGCTGCGCGAGCGCTGAGAAATCGAGTTTCGTTGTCATTCGTTGCCCCACTGGTCGGCCATCGCTGCGGCGATGCCGCTATATGTTGTGCTGCGGATCTTCCAACGATCCGGCGACGGCGAAAGTCTGTTCTGGCCTCTGTCGGTCTGGTTGCCCCAGCGCTTCCGTCCGTTGACGATGCGTGGCTCTACGATCTGCGTCGGCCGCAATGGCGGCAAATTCTGCAACCACAGGCAGGTTTTCTTCGACGCATCGTGCCCGAACATCCACGGCTGGATGATCTGCTCAGGCTTGCGAATCCATGTGCTAATCATGCTGACCGGGTTCTCAACGGCAATGCGCCGAATCGGTGCATCCATCAGTATGTGTACGAACGTCAGCGCATCGTGAGTCAGTTGCTCATCACGCAACCCGCGCCGCATCCAGTGCATGCCACTGACACTCAGGTACGTGCAGGGCGGGTGCGCGATCATCAGATCCCAGCTGTCGCGCAATATCTCTTGCACATCGCCTTGATAGTGCGGCCCCGGCGCATCTGTCGGCAGCAAATCACACGACATCGCATCGTGCCCGCGCTCACGGAACGCATCGCGCACGGTGCCGCTGTATTCGCAGGCTACGAGTACTTTCATTTCCCCTCCAAAACCGCCGGATCAATCACCTCGGCGCCCGAAATCCTGCCGGCCTGCGCCTCCCGCGTCCGAGCCCGGATGCGCACCTCGGCGCGGAGCCGCTCCGAGTGCGTGACTGCGGCCAAGATGTCGATCATGGCGACTTCAAGACACCGCAGCGCCGCCAGTTCCCCGGCCCGCACCGCCCGCGTCCCCGTCGCCTGCTGCCGGCGGATGATCTCGGCGCACGCTGCCTGCGCGTCTGCGATCACGCCGTCAGGGTCGGATGCCAGGCCCATGCGCGTGAGTTCCTCCGCCAGATTCACGGCGTCGAAAATCACGCCCCACTGCTGGCGCTGGGCCTTGCCCTTGGCCACTGCGTCGAGTGCGTCGTACATCTGAAGCGCCCAGACTGTGCGGTCGTCGCGGGTGAGTAGGGCGGCGCCTGCGATGGCCACAAGGTGCGCCGTGGGGTTGACGCCTCGAGGGCGGTAGGTGCTGCGCTTGCGAGTCATGCGTCACCCTTTGGCTCTTGAATACTTTTCCACCAGCGGCGCATTTCAGTCGGGTCGTACCATGTCCTATTTACAACGCAGTTCCCTGTTGATCTTATTTCCGGTTTCGGACCGTCTCTTGTCCCCAAAAAAACAGCCAAAGCCTGTTCGCTTACACCAAATTCCTCTGCCATTTCCTTAAACGTGCGCAGGGGTTTTCTATAGATTCGATCTGCTTTTTTTGGAAGTTGAAGCAGTTTTCTCATGCGTCACCCAGCAGCCTCACAGCATCGTCCACACTGCGGCAAACCCCCGCCACGCCCCCGGCCTGCCGGATCGTGGCAAGGAACTCCTTCTGCCCGGGCCGCATGCGCCCAGTGCGGCTCTTGACCTCAATGGCTAGCGTGCGGCCGTCCTTCAGCACGCCCATGATGTCTGACATGCCCTTGGCGGTGTTCGCCCGGATGTACCGCGTCGAACCGTCCCGGTTGCGCTCCGCGAAGGTGCCGGAATTCTGCCGCCAGTGGCTGGCGACCTTCGGGTGATGCCGCAGCAGCGACAGAATCGCCCGCAGGATCTGCGCCTCTGACGGCTCGCCGCTGGGCTTCGCTGGGGCGCGTTTCGGGGGCTCGGGCGGTATCGGCAGTTCACGCCGCGGCTTGCCCCAGATGGCGGCGAGGGTGTCCTCGCTGCGCTGATGGTCTTGCATGACCTCGCGCAGGGTGCGGCGGCCTCTCATCGCTTCGCCCCTTGCGCGGCGCACCGCGCCGCATACGCCCAGACTGACGGCGCCTGCTCATACGCCTGCCGCGCGGTCGCGCCTACCTCCGCTTGGCGCGTCGCCCGATACCAGACATTGTTTTTGTTGATCGCGTCCGCGACCACGAAACCGGCTTGCTTCAGATGCAACAGGTATCTGTTGGCGGCGTTCTTCTGCACGCCCAAGTGGGCGGCCACGTTTGCCGTCGTCACCGGCTGGTAGTTCATGACGACGTGTAGTGCGTCGCGTTGTCGGGGGGTCACTTTGTCCTCCTGTCGGGGCCGCAAGTGTCAGCCCGCCACGCTGCCGCAGTCAACCCGCGCAGAATGCCCCCGCAATTCTGTCAACAATAGGCGCAGAGCGGCACAAAGTGGCATGATGCGTCGGCGCCGATGCGAGCGCGACACAGGAGTCCAGACAATGTACACGACAACCTACGGGCCTGGCGATGAAGCCACGTGGCCCGCATACCCTCCCGGCTACAACGGAGACCACCCAAACGAAGCCGAGGCCCGCGACCACCTGCTGGCCTGCCCAGCAGACTGGCAACTGTGGTTCTCAGTTGTCTCGACTGCCCGCGAGGGCGCCGCGTTCGACGTCATGAACGTCCGCGAGGAGGACATGTCGGCGGCTCACGCAGACGTCCTGCTGGCATGCCTGTTTGCCGGCACGCGGGCTCAGGCCGATGCGGCTCGTTTCGAGCTGCAATCGCGGTTTCTGGCGCACAACGAGCACCGGGTGCAGCAGATCGCAGACGCGATGTTCGCCTGCAGCGAGCCCGATTCTGACCCGTATGACTGGGAGATTTGAGATGACCACCATCCACATCCACCAGATCGTCAGCGTGCGCGCCGACCGTCGCATCAGCGCTGAGGGCTACACCTGGCGGCACATCGTCCTGACGGACGCTGACGGCCGAGAGACGAAGATCGCGTTGTTTCCTGCCAGCGAGGGCAAGCCCGAGCAGATCAGCATCATTGACGAGGAGCGGACGGAATGATCCTCGAAACCGCAGACCAGCGCACTGCCGACTGGTACGCCGCCCGCATCGGCAAAGCCACGGCGTCCCGGTTCAAGGACGCCATTGCTGCGCTGAAATCCGGCGCCCCGGCGCAGGCCCAGCGCGACTACGCCACCGAACTGGTCGTCGAGCGCCTGACGCAGCAGCCGGCGCAGCGCTACGCCACCGCCGCGATGCAGTGGGGCACCGAGCAGGAACCCGCAGCGCGCGCAGCCTACGAGCGCGTCACCGGCACCAGCGTCGAGGAAACCGGCTTCGTCGCGCACGACACGCTGCTGGCGGGCTGCAGCCCGGATGGCTTGGTGGACTGGGACGGGCTGATCGAGATCAAGTGCCCGTTCAACAGCGCCGTGCATATCGAAACGCTGCTTAACGGCATGCCGTCAGAGCACGCCGCGCAGGTGCAGGGACAGATGTGGATCACTGGCCGCCAGTGGTGCGATTTTGTTTCCTTCGATCCCCGGATGCCCGTTGAACTGCAGTTGCACATTCAGCGGATCAACCGTGACCCTGGCTTCATTGCCGACCTGGAAGCCAAGGTTACGTCTTTCCTGCAGCAGGTCGGCACCCAAGTCGAGGCGCTGCGGCGTCTCGCGGAAAGCAAGAAATGAGCGATACCAAGAAGCGCACCTATGTGCGCACCCTGAAGGCCTGGGCCGTAATGGACGCGGAGGGCAACGAGCGACTGGTGCGGGCCTACACCGCAGCAGACGTGCTGCGCCACGTCACGCCGCAGTTCGTGATCGCGCCCGCCACGCACGACGACATCATCACGCTGATGGCTTCCGGCGTCATGGTGGAGACCGTGGGCCTGCCCGAGGCGATTCCCGCCGACGAACCCGCCGGCCTGACTGACTGAACCCACGGGGCGGGAAACCGCCCCATTTTGGAGAGCGCCAATGTCAAACGCATACGCGCCGGTGTTCATGGCTGAAGCCTATGATTTGCTGGTTAAAAGCCTGAAGGATCAACTTGTTGAGGAGAGAAACGAAGAGTGCAAAAAATCAGATATAGAAATGTCCAAACGAGTTGAGATAGAGGAGTTAATTTTTGAATTTGTTTTAAGGCACTGCGGCCGCGCCAAGCTAATTGAGCTTGGCGAGCAAATTGATGAAATGCTTGAAAAGGAATACGGCCGCAGCCAAGGTTATAAAGAGCATGTTGAAACCGTTCAACTACCACAGGAGTAACACCCGTGACCGCACTCGCAACCGTAGACCAGATCGAACGCATGGCCGTCAGCGTGGCCCGCAGCGGCCTGTTCGGAGTCAAGACGCCCGACCAAGCAATGGCCCTGATGCTGATCGCACAGGCTGAGGGCCTGCACCCCGCCATCGCCGCGCGTGACTACCATGTCATCAACGGCCGCCCCGCCCTGCGTGCAGACGCCATGCTGGCACGCTTCCAAGCCGCAGGCGGCAAGGTGGAGTGGGGCGAGTACACCGACACCAAGGTCGTCGGCAAATTCTCGCACCCGTCTGGCGGCAGCGTGGAGATCGCGTGGACCGTCAAGATGGCGCAGGACGCCGGCCTGACACGCAACCCGACATGGAAGTCCTACCCCCGCCAGATGCTGCGCTCGCGCTGCATCTCTGAGGGCATCCGCACCGTGTTTCCGGGCGTTTTGGTCGGAACCTACACGCCCGAGGAAGTCGGCGACATGGAGCCCCGCGAACCCGTCCGCATGCGCGACATGGGCACTGTGGACGAGGTCGCACCGCCCGCACCGCCCGCACCGCCTGAGCCCCCAGAGGGCCTGATTGACGTTGACGAATTGCTGGAGTCAATTGAGCTCGCCAGCACGCTGGAGGGCCTCGAACTGCTGCGTGCGGACATGCGCCGCGTCCCGAAGGGCCTTGACCGCGACCGCATCATCTCTGCGGCCAAGCGCCGCGCCGACCAGATCCGCTCCGAGCAGGAACCGCCTGCCGGCGACCCGCAAATCGTCCAGGCCGAGGAGGGCACCGTATGAGCACCCCAGTGATGACCCAAGCCGAGGCGGCGCTGCACTACCGGCTGCAGGCCGTGCAGGACATGTACGCCGTCGCTGACGACCGAGCCCGCACCGCCCGCGAGCACATTGACCGCCTGCTGGTGGCAATCTATGAGCTTTCGTTCCCGCTGTTGAGCCACCCGGAGCACGGCAAGGCCGCCGGCAAGGCGCACGACATCGCCGCTGACATCGAGGACTGGTGGTTTGCCGAGGAGAATACCGATGACGACGAATGACACCCTGCTGACCGAGCAGGAACTTGCCGAGCGATGGCGCGTGGCCAAGCGCACCGTGCGCCACTGGCGCGCCAATCAGCGCGGGCCGGCGTTCATCCGGCTCGGCCGCACCCAGCAGGGGCGCGTGATGTACCGGCTTGTCGATGTGCTGGCCTATGAGGCTCGGCAGAGGAAGGAGGAGGCGGAATGACCACCCTACGAGAAGCCGCCCAGCAGGCGCTAGAGGCGTTGTTTGAGATTCACTGGAGCAACGACAGCCGGCGGCAAGCTGATCGTGCGGGAACAGTTATCCCCGCCCTCCGCGCCGCGCTGGCGCAGCAGGAGCAGGCAACTGGTAAGGATTCCTTACAAGTTGAGTTCAAAGGAGGGGGGCAGATTGCCACCCCCCTTCAACTGACTACCGATGATCTGGCGTGGCTTGAAACCCGCCGTCTTGTGCGGATTTGGAAGGAGCTTGGGCAGATACGGTGGACCGGCGCTGATCAAGGCTGGGACAGGGCAATTGAGGCTGTGCGTGCGCGGCTGGACAAGGAGTGCCAAGACGTCTTGGCATGGAAAGAGAAGGTGGAAGCCAGCGGACAAACCGCTGCGCAACTGTTGCAAAAACTGCAAGGGATGAAAGATGACTGACCTGAGAGAAACCGCACAGCAGTTTGTGAGCGACTACGAGAACGGCGATCTGGGAGACCTGAAGCACTACGCCCGCGCCCTCCGCGCCGCGCTGGCGCAGGAGGAGCAGGAGCCGGGGGCGTGGCGAGACCCCGCGACGGATGACATCGTGAGCGTTGCACGCAGGGCCGCGTGGGAGACCGATTACGGTCTCGGTGGCAAAGGCCGCGCGGCAACGTACACCGAGCCGCTATATGCACGCCCACCCCGCCGCGAGACGGAGCAGGAACCGGTGGCGTGGACAGACCGAGAGCTTGAACTGATCGACGGGATGATTGAGGTTCAACTGCGCCACGCCTCGCAGTGCGACGGCATTGCAAACCGCACGATGGCTGAGAAACAGAAGGGCTGGGACATGGAGCGGGTGGCCCTGCTGCAAAAGATCAAGAGCAACCCACCCCGCCGCGAGTGGCGAGGATTGAAGGAATGGGAGATCAATGACGGTCGAGATCAACTGCCTACAGAAGACCTGTGCAACTGGTCATTCAGACAAGGCGTCTACTTCGCCGAGGCCAAGCTGAAGGAGAAGAACGCATGAACCGTGACGTCTGTGAACACTCTGTGCCGACTCATCTGTACTGCGAGAAATGTGCGTTTTTGATGGAGTTCAGGCAACTGCAACAAACGCATCGTCGTGAGTGGCAGGGGCTGACGGAGGAGGAGATCAACGAGTTGTCGCACACGATGGTCAAAGGGCACAAGTCAGTGAACTGGCTTGCCCGCGCCATCGAGGCCAAGCTGAAGGAGCGAAACAATGGCTGACCAACCCGAAGCCCTGCGGCTGGCCGCGTTCTGTGACGGCAACGTGTTGTATCACCCTGCCGCATCCGAACTGCGACGGCTGGTTGCGGTGAATCAGGAACTGCTAAAGGCGTTGAAGGACTTGACCACTGCGCAGGATTTAAACGCATACGGTATGGCTTTGCATAACGCCCGCGCCGCCATCGCACGGGCGGAAGGAGAGCAGAAATGAAAGACACCGGAGGACCGGCGTTTCCGTTTTGGTGTGATTCCAACGGAATGGCTAACTTTCAAGGCATGACCCTGCGCGATTACTTCGCGGCGAAGGCGATGCAGGGATTTTGTGCGGGTGCCGAAGCTGGAGATGACGTAGGTGAAATACCTTCGTTGTCTTACATGGTTGCCGACGCCATGCTGGCACAGAGGAACAAGCCATGAAACTCCGCGCTTTCCTGCGCGGCTTCTCCAACGGACTAGCACTGCTGCCGCTGTGGCGGTGGATTAGGGGGAAGACATGACCACATGGCACAAAGGCCCACCGCCTTCTGTCGGCTGGTGGCCGGCGAGCCGCCGCCGTAATCTAGAGCTGCTGCGGTGGTGGAACGGTGAGTGGTGGAGTTGCGCAGCGCACATCACTTGGACGGCCGAGGATGCCGAGGGTGCTGCAGAGGTGGGGACTACCATGAGCGACATCGAATGGACCGAGCGGCCCGCATCGTGGCCGGAGAGGAGCAAAACATGACCCAAGAAGACATCCTGCGTATGGCGCGGGAAGCCGCTACTGAAGATGGTTCAATCAGTCGTGACGACGGAAAAAACACTGTGTTATACGCAGTCAAAACGACGCAATTCCTAGAACGCTTCGCCGCCATCGTCGCCGCAGCCCAACGCGAGAAAGTCGCCGCATGGATGCGTAGCATGGGCTACGCCACCGGGCACGGCGACACGACAGAGGATCTGCTGGGCGAACTCCGCGCGCAGATTACGGAGAGGTTGCTGATGGAACGCGCCGCCTGCGCCGACATCTGCGACCAGCACGCAAGCATCGAGGGCATCGCGCAGCGGTGCGCAGCGGAGATCAGGGCAAGGAGCAAGACATGAAGGACAACGAAATCGCCACCCTGATGAACGAAACTGCGGGCCAGCACTGGGGCGACGAGGCGCACTTCCAGCGCTTCGCTGTTGCGCTTGAAAAGCGTTTTGAGGCGGCGACGAGGTTTGTGATCAAGATGGCAATGGAAGCAGAGCGCGAGAACGGCGCAGCCGCCGAACGCCAGCGCTGCGCCAGGGTTGCCCGCCAGTGGGACGTAGACTGCCCGAACACAAACTACGGCGGGTGCATTGCCCGTCTTATTGAAGGTAACAACCCATGAAACCCAGCCATTTCACCACCCCGCGCACGCTAGCCGACTGCACGTTCACCACGGGCTACAACATCGCGGAGCCGCGTTCGCGTTACGTTCCAGCGCCCGCAGTTATCATTGCGTGCATTGCGCTGGGAGCCCTGCTGTGGACATTGCTCTGACCATCGACATCATTGTCTGCGCCGTGCTGGCCGCTGTCGGCGTGTTGCTGTTCTGGCCGCAGCTATGAGCCGCCTTCCCACTGGCTGCGACCAGCAGGGTCGCTATCCCGAGGCTGCCGAGGCGGCGACCGAAATCGGCGCTGACGACTTCGACGACGCGGCCCAGTACATCATCTGGCATCTCGTCATTGCCATCGTGATCGTCGGCGCTATCGCCGGGGCTGCGGCGCTGCTATAGCGTCATAGGCCCGCTCGCAGGCAGTGCCGGCAGCGCCTCGAGCGTCGGCTACGGCAGCAAGCTCTGCAGCCGCTTGCGCAACCCCTCGGAGCAGGTTGGTGAGCACCACTCCGGGGTCTGGGGCTGCCTGGCCTCCGAAGGAAGGGTCGGCACGGTCGCGGGTTGGATTGGCGCACTGGGCGGCGATAATTTCGGCACGGCGCTGCAGGCCGTCAGCAGCACTGCGGGCACGAGCAGCGTCAGCAGTTGCAGCGCGGATCTTGGCTTGGGCATCGGTCTGCACCTCCGTGTGCTGGGCTCGCCAGCGGGCCTCCAGGGCTCGCGCGGCTTCGCTGGCGGCAAGGGCCTCGGCCACCAGTTTCTCGCGTTCCTGAGCCCGTTCTGCGCGTTCTGTGGCCAGTGTGGCGCGCATCCGTTGTTCGGATCGCTCGGCGACGTTTAGTTCCCACGCAAGCATGCCGGACGTTACCGCTAGGCCGACGCACACGGCGCCGAGAATGTAGGAAATGGTGCGGTCGATCATTGGCCGAGGCACTGCCGGTTCTCAGCCTGCCGGCGCAGCGTCAGGCCGCGCAGTGGCTCACCACGGAAACGATCCCAGCGCAGGATCTCGGCGCAGGCCCCGGCGTAGTCGCCCGCGTTCAGACGGCGCACCAGCGTCGAGCCGCAGAACGCCCCCGGCCCGATGTTGTACGCCAGGCTAAGGAAGGCATCGTATTCGTGCTGATGCAGCGGCACCCGAACGCACTGCTTCAGAGCGCCTTCAAATTTCTGCACATCCTGCAGTTTGCGCACCAGAGCCTGCACAGGCTCAATGCGGTCGCCGGGTTTCACGCCGGCAGTGGTGCCGAAACCGATGGTTGGAACGTCGCCCTTGACTGGGGTATACGCCTCGCCACGGTAGCCCTCATGGACGGCAATGCCGACTAGAGCAGACGCTGAGAGCGTCAGGGCACCGATGACGATGCGGGCTTTCATTCGGCGTCAGGCCCGCCCCGAAAGTGCATCCTGCCCCAGCGGTACAGCAGGAAACCGATTTGCAGCACCAGATAGATCAGCGTGACCCACAGCACCAAGTCATTGACGGGCATGCCGGCAATAGTTGCGCCAGCGACGGCGACTGGCGGCGAGGCCTTGGCGGCTTCGGTGGCGAGGTCGGCTTTCTGCTGCATGGTCAGGCTCATGTCAATCGCTCGTCGGTTTCTGCAGCGCGAGCCTCGCGCTCCATCGGATGATCGGCGTACCCGTGGCGGACGAGGCCCCACAAGTACGTAACATAGTATCGCACTACGCCCATGCGCTTGTACTGCCGCCAGTGCGCCTGCTCGTGGCGGATCAGGCGCTGGCTGTGCAGGTGCTCGGCTAGGATGAAGATCCCGAACGGCGCCAGCGCCACGCCTGCGAAACCGAAGCGGCGCAGGATCCAGGCGATGATGTGGCGGGCCGGGCGGGGGGTCATGGGGCAAGGGCGTTGACGGGCTGATTTGTGAACGTCGGAATGCCCATTGCCGCACGCAAAAGTGCTTCGTTTTGGGCCGCCAGCGCGTTGACCGTTGGCGAGTCGTAGGTCGGAATTGCTCTCTGTTGCGCCAAGCCGCTTCTGAGGTAACGCCTTGCTCCGGCGGAAACTGCTGCCGGCGCCATTGCTCCCACCACACCGCCAAGAGTTGCACCTTGCGGGCCGCCCATAGCGTAGCCGCCAGCAGCGCCAAGACCGCCGCCTATGCCGCCAAACAGTGTTTGCGATCCAGGCGTGCCCTGAGTGCCAGGTTGCACCATCACCGGCCGCGAGATGTTGGCAAATCGTGCGATCAGGTCTAGGTCGCCGCTGAAGTATCTGCCTCTGGTTTGCAAATCATTGGCGAGCTGCCTTGCGTTGACGGACCCTCCTCCTTCAATGATGGCGTTTTCTACCGCGTGACTGATCGCCATGCGCTGCCGAGATGCTCGGAACTGCTCAAGCATGGCCTGAGCGTTTGGATTGCCAGCCTGTTGCAACGAGCGCTCAATCTGGTCTTCAAGCGCATTGCTGACGGCTCTTTGCGCCAAACCAAGCGCGTTGTCACCGCGAGAAATGTTGGCGTTGGCCTGCTCTCGCAACGTTCTAGTGGCTTGCAAGGCGTCTGCAGAATTAAACTGCCCCACGCGATACGAATTGACCAGATCAACAACAGGTTGCGGGATAGCGCCCGGGAATGACCGACCTGGGCCAGTGTACGCCTGCAGCACATTGCTCAAGGCGTTGTCAAAGTCCTGATCGGTTCTCACGGCTCCAATTCGATTGAGCGGCTCGTATCCTCTTTGAAATTCGTCCCTGCGAATCTGCTGCGTTGTGTTGCGTTCAAGCCTTGCATCTGGAGGCAATCCGAGAGCCCTTCGCGCAAGACGATCAGTGACCTCTTGGTTGCGGACGGCAAATTCTTGCTGCGTTCGTATCTTGCCCCCAAGGCGTTCCGCCAGCACGTTTTGGGTTGATGGCGTAATGCTTCCGGGCGTTGCAATGTAGCCCTCAGCTTGCGCCTGTCGTAGCGTCAAATCGCGCACAGCGTTGCGAGACTGCTGGGCTTGCAGTGACGCCTGCCGAGCCTGCGCAGCGCTGATGGCGGCCCCCGGAACTGCCATAGAAGTTGCGGCGCCAAGCAGCGGTTGTCCAGTCGCCTCAGTGACGCCTTGGCCTGCCGCACCGGCAGCAGCGCCAGTTGCGGCCATGCCAGTCGTAGCACGTGCCAGTTGTGGCAGCGTTCTCGCGGTTTGACCAATAGCGCCAGCACCCCCAGTAAGGGCACCTGTCGCACCTTGCAGAGCAACGTCAAGCACTCGCTGGCCTGCAGTTGTTTCCCCCTGCGGCTCGCGGATCAGGCCGGCACGCTTGAACGCTTCTGCAACGGGCTGCCGAGGCGCGGTGACGTCTGGCGCAAGGTCAGGCCTGCCCAACGCAGTAGCTGCCGTGCCAAATCCCATCTTTGCAAGATTGGCCACGTTTTCTGGCGCCGTCAGCAAAATGTCTGCCGCACCAGCAATAGCGCGGTATGGCGCGCTGGTGATGATGTCCATTGTAGAAGCGCGGCGTCGTGGGCCGGGGACTTCTGACGCAGATCGAGCGGTGGCAAGATCAGAGCCCGAGGAAAGCTCTTGTTCAACCGGCTTGGCAGTTGAAAGGTCGAACGCCATTATTTGACCTCCACAAAACGCTTGCCATCAGGGCTAACCCACGCTCGATTGCCCTTGGCGTCCTGCTTCAGCGTCCAGTCGGCGCCAACGCCAGCCGGCCGACCAGTCTGCGGAGTGCGCGCAGGCGGATTGGCCGCAGGCTGCGGCACGTACTTACGAAGTTCTGGACGATCAAACAGAGACTTTCCACCATCGCCAGCGTACCAAGCATCCTCAACGCCCTCGTACGTCTTATTCTCTTTCCACCATTTGTCCCAAAACGACCTCTGCTCAATGTCGCGCTTGCTTTGCGCCTTGGTGACGTCCAAAATAAATCGGTTGGCTTCTCTTGTGTTGCCAAGTTGCGAAGCTGTTTGCGTAATGCGCTGTGCGTCGGCTTCGGTTTGCGGGCCTTTCTGTTCAAGCTGGCGCTGCAGCACCATTTGATTGAGGGCCGAAGTAAAAGCCTGAGCGTCCGACGCGTACTTTGTTGCCTCAGGAACGCCGAGAGCAGATAGCACAGATGCCGCTGCTTTTTGCGCTTCGGCGCCAAAGCCAGTTCTGAATCCTTGGTCAAGAATATTGATCTGCGTATCAATTGCCGGCAAAGTTCTTGCTGCAAGCCTAGCCGCTTGAGAAATTGTTTCGTAGAGCTTGACGTTAAACTCGCCCTTGGATTGGCGCTCTTTTTTCTCTAGCTCAGGCAAATTCACTTGCACGTTAGTTGATGCCGCTGGCGGCCGCGTTGTCAGCATTTGAATTCGCTGCTCCAGCGGAGTCCTTCGCGGGTCACCTGTTGGCAACTGAGCAATCTCTTGCTGCAAACGCGAGATTTCTGACGGCGCAAATTCTCGATCCGTTTTGGGCTTGTTCGCATCCGCAATTGACCGCCCAAGCTGCTGCAACTGAGGGCTTCTGCTTTGCAGCATCTGCCCGACTTGCTCCGACGAATACTGCCGGCCAGCGTAATCCAGCATCTTTGCGGGCGCGGCAGGCGCCCCCATAGGCGCAGGCGCAGCCTGTGCCATCATGGCGTTCACAGGCCGAGCGCCACCGGCAGCGCCAAAGTCCATATCTGGCGCTGCTTCTGGTGCTGCGGCCGGCATGGCGGCAGGCTGCTCGGCCATCGCAGGCGCGCCGCCACCGCTCCCAGCACCGCCGCCAAAAATCTTCTGGCGCTCGTCCTCCTCCATCGCCGTCTGCATCAGCTTCTGGCCGACTTCAAAGTGCTGAGGGGTCGTGCCCTGCGTCATAAAAACGCGAGCCAGTTCTTTCACGCCGCCTGGAAACGCCTTGGCGACCTCAGACTGAAACTGCTGGTACGCCTGCTGCTTGCGCACAGCCTCGGCAGTTTCCATCTGCTGCTGTTGCACCCCCCGCAGCGCATTGATCCCAGGCGCAATCCGCGACAGCGTCTGCAACTGCGATTCAGGCGCAAACTGCATCGGCTGCCGTTGGCCGGCCATCAAGGGCAATCGGGTGTCAAGTTGCATGATTTCAGCCCCCAACAGTGGTGCGCCCGAAGATGTCTCGGACGAGGCGTTCTTCTTGCTGCCGGTTCAGATAGTTCTGGAACGAGTTCAGCGCCCCGCCGAGAGCCCCAGTGTAAGCCGAGGTGCGGCCCAAACGCCCCGCCGCCAGCGCGTTGGCCTCTTGGCCCATGATGTTGCCGGCAGAAGTGCCGAAGCCGGACGCTGCGTTGCCCATCTGGGTGCTAGTAGATCGGCCGATGCCCGCAATATCTGAGAGTCTTCCAAACGCTCGGTCGTACTCCTGCGACGCCGTATCCTGCGCAAACCGCTGACCCGCTTTCAGCGCGCCGCCCGACAGGAAATTGCCCCGCGACGCCTGCATGCGCTCCAGCGCTTTCAGCCCCTCGCCCAGACGAAACCCGTAGCCCGGGTCCATCTCCAGCATCTGCTGCTGCGATCCCGGGCCGCCGAGGCCCATCGCACCGGACAGGCGCTCCAGCGCTTTCGTGCCGGCAGTGCGGTACGGCTCCAGCAGCCCCTTCTGGTATTCGAACATCTCCCGCTGCAGGGCAAGAGCGTTTGCCGCAGCCTGTGACTGCGTTTCTGCGGCCTTCTCTGCCGCGTTGGCTTCCAGCACGCCGCCGACGACGCTGCCGACGCCGCCTACGACAGCTTGGCCGACGGGGCTGGTGACGAGTTGAACGGCTTTGTCAAGGAGGCTGCCGCCAGCGCCCGTTACCGTAGACGCAATGTCTGCGGCTGTTTTGCTGCCGGTAGCCCCGAGGACCGTGTCGTAGGCCGACGTTTGGGCGCCGGTCATCCCGGCCCCGTATCCTTCCGAGCCGTACAACGCCGCTCTGGTGGCGGAATCCATGCCGGCGCCGGTTGCGCCAGTTGTTGCGCCAGTAGCGGCAACGTCTGCGGCGCCCTTTACCGCGCCAGCACCAGCGCCAAGATTTAAGGCGTTCATGCCCGCGTCAACGCCCATGCCGGCAGCAAAGCCTGCATCTGCCGGAATGCCCGCCAGATCAGCAATCGTGCCCACCGAAGGGGGCGTTGACGTAATCGCCGCAGTGGGGTCAGCAAACGGGGTAAACTCAAACGTTGGCGGCGTTACGGGGCCAAGTGACGGCGGCAATTCAGTTAGAGGCGTCACCGACGGCGAGCCGTTCGGCAACGGAGTCATTGACGATGGCGGCGTTGTGAAAACATCCAACTCTGCCAAATTCGTCGGAGACAAAGACCCAGCTTGCCCCAACACATCCGACGGCAAAGTCGCCAAGTCCGCAGCCGACAACACTCCGCCAACCGCGGGCAATCCCTGCAGGCCAGCCGAGTACGCCGCACTGGTGCCAAACTCGGGCAACAATCCGCCGGCAATGTCTGCAAACGCGGCCCCCGATGTCCCTCCAATTCCGCCACCAGCCAGCGCATTTACGGCGCCCGCTCCAGACCCAGCCCCAGCGCCGCCCAACAGCGAATTGATGCCCGCGCCAAGACCGGCCAACCCGAGGCCGGCGCCCCAGATGTTGATCAGGGGCTTGATCATGTCGCCGAGATCGGAGCCTTCAATCTTGATGTCCTGCACGCCATCTGGCGTTACAAAACCCCAGTAGGTATTGAAGGTGCGTTTGTCCGGGTGCTTCCAACGAAGGTCATATCCTGACGCTCGCAAATTGTCAATCGCGGCTTTTGCTTCGGGCGAATACGCGAGTTGATAACCGTTTTCGTCGTCGCCAATGGCCTTGAAAACACCGCTTCTGTCATTGGTCATCGAAGCGGTGATCGGGTCAATCGGGCCCCCTTGGAAGCCCATTGACCGCAACACCTGCTCCCACGGACCAGAATACTTGCCAATGTTGTCTTCTGGAGTCCAACGCGGATCGTCATACGACCAGTATTCAGACGACACTTTTGCCATGATTCACCTCACCCAATCCGCCAGTTGGTGCCGTCGCTGAACACGGGCACGACGTTCGCGCCGCCGCCGGCCACGATCGAATGAAAAGTCGTTGCGCTTGCATCCGTTACCACCGCCCGTGCGCCTGCGCCGGCAGTGCCTGCGGCTACCAGTGCGGCCACAGTCTGGGTGCCGTTGTTGATCCATTTCAAGCCGACAGTCAGCGTCAGGCCTGGCGCGCGCAGCGAGGTAACGCTGCTGTTGCCGATGGTGACTTCGTTGCTGACGCCTGCCGCAGAGACGTCGGCGTCGTAGCCGATTACCGTGTTGTTGCTGCCGGTCGTGAGCGAGTCGCCGGCCTGCATGCCGACGGCGGTGTTGTTTGCGCCAGAGGTCAGCGCCCCCAGTGCCGACGCGCCCACCGCCGTGTTGTTGCTGGTGGTGGCCGCATCCAGCGCAGTCCACCCGATGGCAACGTTATACGCGCCCGTGACCACCAGCAGAGCCGCATCCTTGCCCACCGCAGTGTTGCCGGTGCCGCTGGTATTTGCCCCCAGCGCCGAGCGGCCTACGGCCACGGCATCGCTGCCGGTGTAGGCGTCCAGCGCCGCGTAGCCCACCGCCACGTTGTCCGCTCCCGTGGACACCAGCAACAGCGCATCGCTGCCCAGCGCCGTGTTTCCTGCGCCCGTCGTTGCCGCGTTCAACGCTCGGTATCCCGCGCCAGTGTTGTAGTTCGCAGTCGTAGCCGCCGACAGCGAATCGTAGCCCACGGCCACGTTGTAATCACCGCTGGTGTTGGCATCCAGCGCCTGCGAACCGACCGCAGTATTCTGAAAGCCGTCAGTGTTTGACGTCAGGGCGTTGTACCCAACGGCAACGTTGTTTGACCCCGTGGTATTGCTGTCCAGCGCCGTGTCGCCCACGGCAATGTTGGTGGCAATGCTGCCGGCACCCAACCCCACGGCAACACCGACTTCCTTGGTCAAGTCAAACGCCGCGTAAATGTTGTCGTCGGTCTTGATCGTGACGTTGAGAGCCGTTTCCAGCACGAACTTGTACGACGAGCCCGCCGTCAGCCAGATTTGCGCGGGCGTCCTGCCGGCGCTGTCCAGCACGATGGGGTTGGCGTTGGCCGTCAGCCCGGTCGAACTGGTGTACGTCGCCGCAGGCGTGGTGGTGCCGGCAGCGTAGGTGTAGATCAGCCCGCCGGCCAGCGGGTTGCCGTTGTTGTCGAAGAACTGGGCGCCTGCGCCTGCGTAGGGGGAAAGCGAAACGCTCATGATGCTCTCACTGTTGAATCTGGCTCACCGCCAGCACGACGGCAGGGGCTGCTGGGGCAAACGCAGTGGCTGCGACATTATCCACCGTGATGGCCGTATCGTTTGCGGCGAACATGATCTCGATGCGGTCGTTTGCCGCCAGCGAGAAAAACTCGCTCATAGACACAGCGGTGTACCCGTTGTTGATGTTGATCGTCACCAGCCTGGCAGAGTTAGCGACATCTGTTCCGTTTTTGCGGAACCACAGCCAAACCGTCTTGGCGCTGCTGCTGCTGCTGCTGATCTGAACGGTGGCGTCAAACTGGTACAGGCCCGATTGCACCACCACAATGCGCGACGCCGGCGATCCGATGCTGATGCCTTCGGCGATTTCGGTGTTGTCGAACGTCAGCGCGTAAGCCGTGTTGATGACTGCGGGCGATTGGTCGCTGGTCTTGGTGAACTCGCCGTAATACTTCTGCTGCTCAATGGTGGGCCGCACGAAGATGTCGCCCGCCGTTGCGCTATCTACCAGCACCGCAGCGATGGGAATCACGTTGTCCGGCGCGGTGGGCTTGACGTTGGTGAACCCGCCGGCTACCGTCGGGCTGGCGTACAGCACGTCGCCCACGCTGAACGCGCTGGTGTTGATGCCGCTGACATTGCCCCACACGCAGCACAGGCCCGTGGCGCCGCTGTCAGGCAGCTCCTCGGCCATCACGCCCAAGATGTACAGCGACGGCGACGAGCCGTCGGCCAAGTACGGGGCCACCGACAGCACGTTGTTAGCGCCCACGCCAACGAAGCCAACCACAGCACCCTTGGGAATCGTCGAGCCCGTCGTGTTTTCGACGACGGTGTACTGCGTCAGCGCGGCGTTCTCCGTTGCGTTCTGCAGCAGTTGGAAGAACCGAAACCACGCGCGAGTGGTCAGCGCCCCCTGATCCACCAGCGGGTCGCGCTGCGAAGGTACGCGCGGTGCAAGCTCCACGTCAGGCGCTCGTCGGGGTGGCGGAGAGTTCCGCACCCATGATGGCAATCTTCACCGGATCACTGCCGCTGATCTCGTACACCCGATCCCGCAGCTTGGTGGTCATGCCCAGGCGCCGCCAGATGACGCGTTTGCCGTACTCGCCGAGCTTGCCCATGCTGGCCCAATGCTCGTTGCTCCAGGTGTGACCGCCGTCGTCGGACCAGCGGAGCATGACATTTGCCGGCGTGTTTGTGTTTGCGCTTGTTAGGTAAATAGAATATGTCAATGGGTCAGACAGCAATATTGTCTGAACTACATTTTCAATGTAGTCAATATACGTTTGGTTTGTCAACACGCCCAAGCCGTAATTTTGAAATTGTAGCGAATCGCTTGCTTGAATTACTCCATTATTAGTTACGTCGCCAAGTTTGCGCCCGCCAAATTCTTTATTCCATGTTGTTTTGAATGGCTCAAAATTTACAGACGCAGCAAGCACTTTTTCGGCAACCTGCGACCAATTAACAACATTCTGAAACTCAAAAGACGTGCCAGACTCAATGTCTAGCTGAAGCATGTGATGCGCCGTTCGCTTCAGATTGTTCTGCCCCGTAGGCAAAGCGCGCCACGACCGAAGCCATCTTTGTTCTTCTGAGAAATCCCTGAAGAAGTTCATGTCAAGCGCATAGACGTTGCCGCTTTCCCAATCCCCCACCAGCACCTGCCCAGCGTAGTTCGCTTGGCAGTTACTCCGGTGCCGCCGAAACTGCACCCCATCCCACGCCGCCCGCTCATGCCACGCCCCAGTGGAGACGTCAAACACCCACGTTGCCTGAGCGGTCGGGAACGTCAGCACGTAGAACGAATGACCATCCTGCTGGTACGAGTAGCCGATGGCGTCGTTCAGCACGCCGTACTGCTGAATCTGCCACTCCACAGCGTGCGTGCTGACGCGCTGGGCGTTGTAGCCCTGATTGCGGTACACGATGCCGTTGCCGCGGGCGTCAGAGCCCAGCCAGAACACGGCGTTGTCCAGCTTGGCCACGCTGTACGGCGCAAGGCATCCGGTTTCCATGAACGCGCCTTCGATGCGCGCCAGCGGAAAATCAGCCAAGCCTGCGTTGTACCAGACCTCAACGGTGTTGTTGCCAAACAGCCAGACCTCGCGGTGGTCTACCATTAGCGACACGATGTTGTCGGGGTTGCCCTCAGCGCTGGCAAAGTCCAATGGGTCAATGGCAGTGCCGTCAAGCAGCGAGGTCACCCACACGCGCTGGCTGTTGGGCTCGTTGAAGACGAAGTAGCTGTCCAGATAGCCGACGCTCACAGCACCCGGAAAGTCAGGGTCCGTGATCTGCGCGAACACGCTCGTGTTGGCGTTGTAGATGAACGCGCTGGGATTGCAAGCCACGAACAACTGAATGCCGTTGTCGGCCATGCTCACCGGCCCGCTGCCGTTGATTAGGCCAAGCTCAGTGGCGGCAAAGTTCCCGTCTACGCGGTACAGCTTGCCGCCAGAGGCGACGTACAGGAAGTCGCCGAACTTCCACATCCCACGAATAGGGCCCTCGCCCACGGTCGCCACCAGACGAAGCCCCGGGCACCGCTGCAAAAACGCCGGTTCCTTGCCGCCCTCGGGCACAACCTCTGGAAACAGGTTGACCATGCGGTTCGCCGCAGCATTGACGCTGCGGGCGACGTAGGCTCCACCGAGGATAGGAGTCTTCACGGTGTGCCGGCGTAGATGTTGAACCGCTGCTGACGGCGGTTGATCAGGTTGTACGGCAGGCTCATGATGTCGTCAGCGAAGTTGATCCGCTTCAGATTGCGCTTGGACGCCATCGCAATGCGCTGCACCGTAAGCGGAGCCTCAACGCCGAATTCGGCTGCAATCTCGCAGGCCAAGTTGTACTTGAAGCACCTCAGGTAGCCAGGCGGAAACGACAGCACCGTGTTCAGCGTGGCGGGCTGCGACAACTCCGACACCGAGACGAGGTGAAACTCCAGTTCCCGCGTGGGCACCGGGTACACCGTCATGGTGATGTTTGGCATCGTCATGTTCACCCACATGCTCTGCGGGTAAGTCGACGTCACCGTCTTCAGCGCAATACCGTTGTACTGCTGCTGGTTGATGAACATCAGGCCGTAGCTGATGCCCGTCGTCGGATCGCGGAAGTAGCAGGAATCGTCCAGTTGCACCGGGCGATTGCCGACGAAGTTGCCGCTGGGGCCGAGCGTGCGCTCGTAGACGTTTGCCGGCCAGTTGAACACCTGGTCTTGCGTGGAGAACACCGACAGGCGTTCGATGCTCCACGAATCCAGCATCTGGTTCAACGCTGCCAGCGCGTCCTGCGCTGTTTCGGCCGATGGGGTTTCGCCCTCGGCCAGTTGGCCGATCAGCCGCAGCGCGGCATAGATTTGGTCACCGGCTGTCGTCGACATGCTCGGGCTCCTTGCGACGGCGCCTCCCGAGCATGTGGTTCATGGGGACAACGACGTCATCCCCGGGCTCGTCGGGCTCACCCGGAGTATACCGCTGCCAACCGTTTTGTTCGTCGTATTCTGCCTCGGCCTCCATCGTGGCGATTTTCTGGCCGTGGCGGGGATGCTCAAGGTAGATCAGGGGCACAGGTCGCCTCCAGGTTGCTGGCGCAGGTACATGTGGAAGTTGCCCGGGAACGACTTGTCCGCGCTGTGGTGGTCAAGCTGCAGGTCCGGCACAAGCCAGGCATCGCCGCCGCATTCTTCCCAGCGCCGGCAGAAAGCGTAATCCTCGCCCCACCACACGCCCTTGTGCGCGCCGTGGTTGAACAGATCCACGCTCATGCGGTATTTTTCGCCGTAGCACAGATCGGGGTAGGCGGTCATAAAACGGTCCACAGCGGCCGTTGTGACCTTGAGGAACCCTGCGGGCAGGAGTCGCGCTTTGATCGCGCCATCGGCCCGTACAACGGGTGTGCCGGCAGGCGTGCTGTGAATGGTGCCCATGTAGGACACCTCGTCAGCCTTGAACCGATAGGTGCCGCCGACGACGTCACCCGGGGTTTCAATGAGCGTAAGCAGATTGGCTGGCCGCCAAGACAGGTCGTGGTCGATAAAGACGATTACGTCTGCCTTGGCGTCCAGCGCTTTGCGCAGCATGGTTGCCCGTGCCGCGCTGATGTACGGGTTGCCCACCTCGTTGACCATACCCTCGTCCCAACCCGCGGATTTGATGAGGGGGATGGACGCCTCCAGACTGTCTAGGCACTGCTGGTACGGGCGTTTGATGGTCGGAACGCAGAAGACAACCTTGGGCATGGGTCAGTGCCGGCTTACGCCGCGCCCTTCCACAGGCCCAGCCCGGTCAGGGTCGCCGCCACTTCGGCGAAGAACGCCGCTTGGTTGCTGGCCACGCTGGCCCAGGTGCTGGCCGACACAACGGACGCGGCTTGGATGGCCGCGGCGCGCTGAGCAGCCGGCGTGGCGCCGTAGAAGCCCAGCGTGCCGGTGGCAACGTTCTGGACGCGGACGGGTTGGCCGGCGCGCCCGACCAACAGGACTTCGGCGGTGTTGCCGTCGCCGACCTGTTCGCCGTCACCGATCTTCGGAGCTTCGAAAGTTTGAGCAGACATGATGTTCCTTTCCGCCGCTTACGCGGCACCCTTCCACAGGCCAAGGCCGGTGAGAGTGGCATTCACCTCAGCGGCCCACGCCGCAAGGTTGCTGCCGACGGTGATGTACGACGAGGCGCTGACGACCGAAGCCGCCTGCACCGCTGCCGCACGCTGAGTGATGGGCGTCGCGCCGTAGAACGCGATCTTGCCACCGGCACTGGGGAGTGCCCCCAGTGCGCAGTCGTCAAGATCCTGGTCCGTGAACGCTACACCAATGGGCTTGGTGAAGGACATGTGGATCACCCCCAGAGACGGACAGCCATCTGCGGCCGGATCACGCTGTAGCCGTACAGCACATCGATACGACACGGCATGCGGTCGTTGTTGATGTCGTACTGGCGCACGATCCGCATGCTGATCCCGTTGTGGACCTTGCGCGAGGCCATGTCCACGCCGTTGGGCAGCAGCAGGTCCGCCGTGGCGAACGTGATGGCGTCCTTGTGATAGATCAGGTTCTGCGGGTACTGCGTCGAAGCAGAGCCAAGGAACGTGATGGTGTCGCCAGCCGTCGGGAACGAGTCCACCGTTGCAAGCGCTTGACCCGACGTGTAGATCGCCGGGCTCACGCTGACGGTGTACGCGCCAGCCACCGCAGTGGCATCCGCCGTCGCCACGAACTGCTGCAGAGCGCCAGTGGACTCGCGGGTCTGCGGATTCACGGCGTAGCGGCCGTTGATGGTGAAGACGTCGCCCTTCTTGATGGTCTGCGTGCCGGTGCCCGTGATGGCAATCGTCGTCGCCCCTTGGGTCGAAACGGTCGTCGTCACGGTGTGGGCGCCGGTGCGCGTGCCCGTGGTGTGCTGCTTGATGGACTGCGACATGTTGATCTCGTCGTAGCCCAGCACACCCTCGCCCATCATGCCGTTCTTGAACTGGCGGGAGATGGTCGAGGTCGGGTTGAACAGGCCCTTCATGCCTTCCACCAAACCGGCGTTCGCAGCGGGGTTCACCGTCGCGTAGCGCGGCGACATCAGCGCGGCCGACTCATTCAGCTTCTGCTGGCCCTGCAGCAGCACGAGGCTGGTAGCAGGCGTCGTGCCGGGGGTGCCGACCGACTGGAAGATGCTCTGGAACGAGTTGGCGACGTCGGCGTCGATGCTGGCCGCAAGCTGCGACACGCGCGGCTTGAGGATACGGTCAGCGAAGTCGTCCAACGACAGAGCCATTTCGGCGGACGTGAAGTTCACGCCGATGTGCTTCTGCGAGGCGACGGTCAGCGTGGTGTACTGCTCGTTGACCTCTTGGACGCCCAGCGCGGCGCCGTTGGTGACCAGTGCGCGATCCGGCAGGCGGATACGCAGCGTGTCGCCCATTTTGGCGCCTTCGACGGCGAACGAGCTGTCGTACTGGCGGTTGATGTTGCGGGTGATGACAAGATTGTTCTCGAGGATTTCCAAAGCCTTGAGAGTGATCATGTCAATCGTAAGGAGCGACTGAGCCATTTTCAACCTTTCGGTATTTGTGTTACGATCATGATTCCATAGCCACCTAGGAGTCGCACCATGTCAAGCATACTTGTAGACGGCATCGAGTACCGAGCCGTGAACCACCTGTACGCTGTCTCTCGATGCGGAAAAGCCTTGCGGAACGGACACCCGTACCTGCCCGTCGTTGGTGTTGACGGTTACCCCACCTTGGGCAGAGAAACGCGCCTTCACCGAGCTGTAGCTATGTGTTGGCTTGAGAGTTTTGCCCCCAAAAAGCACATTCACCACATCAACGGAAACAAGTTGGACAACCGCGTTGAAAACCTTGAGTGCTTGACGGCTCAAGAGCATCACGGCAGTAGGCACTTTGAACTGCATTCCGTCTCTGGACGATACGTTAGAACCGAGGCCACCAAAGAAAAACTTCGGCAGGCCAGGCTCGGAAGCGTCACGCCCGAGGAAACGAAGGCAAAACAACGTGCCGCACTGCTGGGGCGCACACGACCCTACTTCCCGCGAGCGGGGCATAGCGAGGAATCCAAGGCTAAAAGAAGCCTTGAACACCCGCGCAACACTGCCTGCAAGGTGTTTGGTGTCATGTACCGCTCCTTTGCAGAAGCGGCTAAAGCCACTGGCATTCATCGGTTTACGCTGCGGAAGCGATGCCTTTCAGACAACTTTCCTGACTACGAACTTCACGGTTAACGATTGCGGGCTTCCCACTGCCGGACCTGGCGCTGCCTTTCGGCGGCAATCCAATCACTCGGCGACATTTGCTTCACAGACCGCGGGTCCGTCGTGTCAAGCGACGTTGCCGTGGACCGTGCCGTCACCGGAGAGATCGGCTGTGGTGCTGCGGTGGATTTCTTGACCGGCGGAGACGAGGCGAGCTTCGACTCGATCTTGCCGATTTCCTTTGCCTGCAGAATTGCCGGCAAGCGGGCGATACGCTCAGCTTCCTTGGGGTTGGAGCCCAAGTAGTAGGCCACATCCGGGCCTGCGTCGGACGCCTGGATGGTCTGCGCCATGATGGGCGTGATGGGCAGCTTGGGGTTGTACACGACGTCTTCATAGTCGTCGTAACGATCCCGGGCAGCGTCTTCACGCTCACCGTGCGAGGCCAGTACCTGCGCCTGCTGCTGCTGGACTTCACGCTGCTGAACCAGTTCTGCAGCCCGTTTTTCCGCCAGCGCTTGCGCGTAGGCTTCGACGGACTCAAACTGATCAGCAGGCGGGACTTCCCTCACCGCAGGTGCCGGCGGCGTTGCCGGTTGCTGAATCTTTCGTTCCCACTTGCGCTGCTCTTTCGCAAGCCGTTTTGCGATCAGCGCATCAACTTCCTCTTGCGAGAAAGACTTGGCCGGCTGTTCTTGCGCAGCAGAGTCCGACGCCGCCGTCGCGTCGGGTGCCGTCACGGAAATATCAGCCGGTGCAGGCTGAGCGTCCGTTACGAGAGGTTGGGTATCGTCCATGTGATTCCGAAGAATCCCCGGTCAGCCTGGCCGGTAAGGTTTTGGCGCGACTATACCATTGAAATTTTGGTATAGCAGCAATTCACTTGCGTCAGACCGCCACCGACCCATCCATGTCAGACTGCGCCATCACCCAAGCGTAGCACTTGTCCAAGAACGAGGCGCCTTGATGCGCTTCAACATCTTCCAACAGCGCGTGATAGCGGCGGAAGTCAACTTCGCGCGTGTCGTCTTCCGGCGTTGCCGTACCGTAGCCCGCAACGTCAATCATCACGCGGAACTTCGGGCCGCCCTGCCGCTGTCGGCTGACAGCCGCAGTGACGACGCGAAAGTAAGCGCCGGCAAACGCAACGCCGTATTGAGAGTTTGCAAGATCAACTTTGATGGCCATGATGTAGCTCCTTTATGCGTAGATGACTTCAGAGGTTTGCACAGTGGCAACCCATCGAATATCAGTTGCCGCTGCGCCGGTTGCGGTCACGGCAAGACCTCCGTTTGTTGTGTCTGCCGACAATGCAAGGGTCCACCCAGGGACGTTGCTGATTGCAGTGACGGTAGACGCCACAAGCGTTGTACTGCCAGCAGTTCCTTCCCTGCGAATCAAACCTTCGATTTTCCACGCAGCAGAGGCTGTGCCGTCTGCGGCTTGCTGACGGGCGACAACGGTTCCTGTGAAAGCGTAGGCGCTGCTGTTGGAGAGAATAACTTGGTTTGACGTTCCGGCAACGCCCGTGTCAGATGTAAGAACCGTTGCAGTGTTATCTGTTGTTTGTTTGCACAACAACAAAATACCCATTTGAGAACTGCCTGCGGAGGCAGAACCCCATCCGGCAAAAGCATATTTTTTTATTTGTGAGGCAATCGCACTATCCCCAAAAGCTATTGCATCAGTTCCGCTGGCGTTTGCGCCAAAACCAATGGCTGAGCCACAGCCAATTGCGACACTTCCAGTACCGCTTGCGTTTGATAAATTTCCCAACGCTAAACTTCTTGTGCCGCCAGCAGAATTTTGCCTGCCAATCGCTACGGACGCAGAGCCGGTTGCCTTAGAAATGCTTCCTATAGCAAGTGCGTTTGCATTTTGTGATCCATAAGTAACCGTATTGTTTGCAATAGCCGCCGCAAGGCTGTCGACGCCGGAGGCGTAGGAGCCGCCGAGAGCCATAGCTCCTTGCCCTGTAGTTGCGACAGCCATGTCGCCTGCTGAGTTTCTTCCAATTTGTGTTCCCAGCACGCCAATAGATGCTGTTCCGGCAGTTCTATTGTCTCCTGTAAGCCAATTAGTACCAGTGCAGACAAGTCTTACGCCCGTACCTTGCGTAAGTTTAAATTCAGTAGTTGGATCAACGCCATCTACCGTTTCTGTCCCATTTGGATCAATAGTAATGACGCCTGTACCAGTATTCCAAATCCAGCAATTAAAGCCAGCGCCTAATGTAGCCGCTGGATCAAGCGACACAGTAAACGTGTTTGCGGTGCAATTGATGATCTTCCCGAGATCACCAGACACCACGGTGTAGGCGGCGGTCTTGTTGTCGATGGTGATCGCTCCACCCCCACCCCCACCAGAAGCGGCAATAGTGATTGAACCGGGGCCATTGGTGATCGTAATGTTTGACCCAGCCGTCAGCGTAGCTTTTGCCAGCGTACCGCCCGTGGTGTTGCCAATCAACAGTTGACCGTCGGTGTAGCTGGTTTGTCCAGTGCCCCCATTAGCAACGGGAAGTGTGCCAGTCACGCCCGTGGAAAGCGGCAGGCCGGTGCAGTTTGTCAGCGTTCCGCTGGATGGAGTTCCAAGAACGGGCGTGGTAAACGTCGGGCTGACCGACAACACCATGTCTCCGGTGCCTGTAACGGCGTTATTCAGCGTCACGCCGCCATAAATCAGCGCCCCCGTCATTGCAACCGCACGCGGGAACGTGTAGGTGTCTCCAGCGCCTGGAGCACGAAGCTGCGGCGTTGCGGTGTCAAGAGCGATGACTTCAAATGCGGCCATGATTTACCTCAGACGGTGTACGATGTTCCGTTGCTTGACAGAACAGTGTTTGTCACGGTGTAAGAGTTACCAGAACTGTTTAAAACGGTTAGCAACACACTATACGCCGTGCCCCCACTGTTTTGGACAGAAATTGTTGACTGCGTTGTAAGCTGCACTCCGGTTTTGCCCGCAACCCACGACTCTGTTGCGCTGATCTGCGAATCTGTGGACTGTGCGCCCCGGATGATGAGGGATGACAGCCAGCCTTGAAAGTACAGGCTTGCGTTGTTGCGTGCGCCAATAAACAGCGGGTAGTTGCCGTAGTTGCCGGCTCCTTGGTCGGCAGTGCCATTTGTGCCGCTTGCTGCGCCATTTATTCTTAGTGCAGACAAATCTCCAGCAATATTTCCAGTTGCAGTTGTTATCAAAGTTACTGGAGATGCAAAGCCGGCAGAAATAGCAATCTGACCAATCGCAGCGGCAGCATTTCCGCGAGAAGTAAACGCCAGATTTGCAGCGGCAGACACGCCGTCGTAGCTTGGAGAAAAAAAGAAAGAACCTGCGTTGCTGTTAAAATTGGCGCTCAATTCCGCCAATATTGGCGCAGCATCACTCAACTTCCGAACCCCCGCAAACACCGTCATCTTGTCGGTAGCGGTGAAGTCAATGCTGCCCGTGGACATCGAATCGTCCACCCCGTCAAACGCAAGGTAGGGCAGGAAGCCCACGGTGTCGTAGTCTGTCGCTGCGGCAACGCGCTGGTAGGTGGGGCCGATCAGGCCCGTGGCTTGGCTGGTGGGGCGGAGGTCTGCGCCCCAGACTAGAACGTCTGCCGTTTCGTCGTTTCCAGGGATTGAGTCAAAAAGAAGAATTTGCCCACCTATTGATGTGGCAGTTGCAGTTGTGGAAACAGTGAATCTTTGCCAATCGCCGGTCACTACACAGTTGATGCCTGTTAATTCAACACGCAACCCAACATTTGACGTTCCGCCAGAAAACGTTTTCATCCACACAGAAAACGTGTAATTCAGTCCTATTGCTGAAAGAACAGACTGTTGGATTCTAGAAAACGTACCGCCAGTTTTGTTGAAAACAATTCTGTCTGCGGTTTGCGTGCCATTTGGCGCAAGACCAGCATTAGCAGTAACAACCGGATTAGTGGCACCGCCGTTGTCAAGCGCCCACACCGCATTATCAAACTGCTCCGAATACGTCAGCAAGTTATACCGCGCCGCCAGCTTCGGGCGTTTTGTGCCGGTGGAGGTGACGTGGTTGCCGGGGAGTTCGCGGACGGAGACTTTGGATACCGTAGCGGCAACACCAGCAGGGGCGCGAAAAATCAAATACGCTTGTGACGCGGATTGACGATAGGTGTAGGTACCGTTACCCAGCGATGGCCCAACAGTTCCTTCTCCCGCAAATACTTGTACTGTGCCGCCCGTCACGCCGGAAAGCGTAAATTGCGTGACGTAAAACTTTCCAATTGTATATTGCGGTGTTTGACTAAGATCTCGGCTGGCAACTTGAGAACCGTCAATCGTAAATACGCCGCCTCCAGCGTTGGTCCACGGCGAGTTGATTGTCCCAAACCCAGACCACAACTCCGCCCCAAGCGTCGTAGGCGCACCCTTGCTCTTGTCCAGCATCAGCCCAACAAACTGCTCCACCCCCGTCACAGGCGTGGTGCCTACGCTGTCGGTGAATAGCGTGCTGAAATCGCTGGGGTCGTACCATGCTCCCTGCTCGCCGGCAGAGAACAGATCGCGTGGATCAAACGGAGCAATGCCAAACCCGGCTTGCGAACCAAGCCCGATGGGCAGGCCGTTGCGGATGGGTACGCCGAAATAAGGCATCGCTCAGACTCACTGAATGTTGATCGGTTTGGCGTAAACCGTGCCGCCGCTGGACACTTGGACAGCACTCACGCGCCACGGCGCACCCGTGCCACCCGGCACAGCAAACGGAATCGGCGTGTTCGGCGGAATCGGCGTGTCGGCGGTGGTGGCCGTGGCATCGACGCCGACGCGGATGTACGCTGCCGTGGTGCACCACACCACCACGCCCTGCGGGCCAGCGGGCCAGCCTGTGGTGCTGCCGGCCGTGCCGGTGTACGAGGCGGTCTGCGCGGCAAAGGCGGCGTCGTCAAGGGGCTTGAGCAGTTCCACAGAGTGTCCTTTCGGGCCATCAGGCCAGGAATTTGAGCTTGTACACGGTGCTGAGATACAGCCCAACAATCTCGTCAATGATGTTCTGCAGCGGCGTGTCGGTCTTGTCGCAGACGTCGTAGCGCGTGTCTTCCAGCGTCTTCAGCGAATCCTGCAAGAACTCCAGCACGCTGTTGGTCTTGGCGGCCTGCTGCAACTCAATCGGCCCGATCAGCCCGTGCCGGCCCTGATACGCCTCGGCGAACTTATCCGCCAAGTCGATGATGCCGTCATAGAACGCGTTCAGCGCAACGTGCTTGGCGTACGAGCGC